TAATAGAGATGGAACTATTTTTGTTAGTTCTAAGATTCCTGATGCGAAAGTAGCAGATGCTGTTGCTCACGAAAAAGTTCATTTAGATCAAATGGCTACCGGTAGATTACAATATAGTGAAGATTCTGTTACTTGGAAAAGAGATACTAGAACTCCTGCTAGAAAGTATGACAGAGCAACAATGAACGAAGGTCACCCTGATTTTGAATGGGAAGACGAAGCGTATAAACAATCATAATTATGGGATTAAACTTTAGAGGACAAGCTAATAGATTTAGCGAACTTAAAAAGAATAAAGCAGGTTTTCAAGAAAAATCTGCACCAGGACCTAGACAAGGTATTGGAGGGGATGAGCCAGGCAACTTAAAAGCGGCTGAGGCTAGATTTGGTAATATAGTATCTCCTACGAAAATTAAGAAAAACTTTTACGGAGGTGAAGCTTATTTTCAAGATGGATATAGTGGTAAAATGGGAGGAGCAGGAGCAAATCCAATTACAGCAAAATCCAAAAGCAGTCCATTAAAAATGAATGACTCTTTAGTTCAAGGAGCTGCTGATACAAATAAAAAGTTTGTAGATGTTAAGTCAGAAGTTGCTAAAGCTTTTAAAGGTGAGGTTGAGCCAAAAACAGCAGACCTTAAGCCGGTAAATAAAAAAACCGAAGAGCCTGAAGAAAAAAAAGTTAAGAGAAAAGTAGCAACAGGAATAACAGAAGAAATAAAACCAATCGAAATAAACTCTGACATGAGCGCTAACACTAACATGTCGACCAAACTAATATAACAATGGGAAAGCCAGGGAAAAAAAATGTACCAATAACGCAAAGAGCGGAAGTTAAAACTAATTCTAAGAATAAAGTTGAAGAGCCTTTATTAAACGTAGGGCCAGCAGGTGTATACGGAAATAATCAAACTAGAAAGATTCCTTCTCCAGCAAAGCAAACAGCTAAGCAAAAGAAAAACCTTCCTGAAGCTATTGTAAAAGCTATAGCAGCGAAGTCTCCAGCTAAGCAAAAGAAAGAAGATAAAAAAGTCAAAACTACTGCGATAATTGAAACATCATCTGCAGGAAAAGATATTACCGTTAAAGGTAAAGAAATTACTAAAGGAAGAACTGATAAAGAAACCTGGAAAGACAATGTTAAAGGAGTAAAACAAAAGTTTAAAACTTTTGCAGATTATCAGGCAGCCGCAAGTGGTTACAGAAAGAAGAAAGGGAAAGATTTTAAAGCAGATCAAGTAGGTACTGGTAAGTTCGAAAAAGATACCACAAAAAAAGGTAAAAAAGAAACCACAACTGATAGCTCCACAAAAACTATTCGTACTAAAGACATGGGAGATTCTCAAACAGCTTTGTCACGTAGACAAACTATAAGAGGAGGAAAAGTTGGTACTAGAGTTGAGATGCAAGGTAAAGTAAAATCTGCAAGAGCCAAGTACAAAAATATGACAAAAGCTGAAAAAGAAAAAGCTGGAGGACGTACAAAGTATATGCGCAAAGTTAAAAACGACGCGAAAATAGTTAGAGCTGATAAAAACTCAGCACTTGGTGCAGCTTCCGCTAAAGGAGCTCAGGCGCAAGCGGATCAGAACAAGTCAGCCTTATCAGGGCAAACTGGCAATGTTAAAAGTGCTAGTAGAGATAAAGACCGAGGAGATAATTCGCAAACTAAACAAGAATCAGATAATAAAAAGGAACTTGAAGCAAAAGTAAAATTAGCAGCAGCTAAGAAAGCAAAAGCAGCAGCAGCTATAGTTGATAAGAAAAAAGAAGATACCACGATAACAGATATCAAAGCAGCTAATGCAATGGCTCCTGGTTTTTTCAAAGGGAAATCTCCGTTAAAAAAGAATTATTTTAAAAGATAAAAATACAATGAAATCAAAAGGGCTAGGTGATACTGTTGAAAAAATAACCGAAATTACGGGTATTAAAAAATTAGTTGAATTAATCCCTGGAGATTGTGGTTGTGATAAAAGAAAAGAAATGTTAAATAAAGCATTTCCATATAAACAGTAATTAAATTAAATCATTATGAGCAAATTAAAAACGTTAGAAGTACAGTCAAAAGATGTTAAATCTATAACAGCAGAAGAGCTTTCTACATTGCAACAGGGTATTACATCACAAAACCAGGCGCAAATTAGATTAGGAGGTTTTGAAATGCAAAAGATTATTTATCTAGATGAAGCTATGAAAGCAGCTGAAGCAGTTAAGGCAATTCAAGAAAGTTTAGAAGAAGTTTACGGAGCTGTAAACATTGACTTAAACACTGGAGAAATCAGCGATGTCAAAGAATCAAATTAGAAAAATAAGTATAGGTAAAGATTATAAGAATGACGCTATGCACTATGCTGTTGGACAGGAAGTGTATGGCGGTCATACTATAGCTCACATCATAGAAGAGCAAGACAAGTACTCTATTTATATTTCCAAGAAAGATTTAATAATGCCTTGGAAAGACTTTAACAAGAACATGTCTATATCTGTAGAATACGATTTATCTTATTAAATGCACAGCGTATTTAATTATCTAGTTGCACCGAAAGGAGGCAGAACAACTGGAAGGAAAACAATCGATGGACAAGAATTATTACTAAACACAGACTTACAGAATCATGAATATACAAATAGAATTGGTTCTGTACTTAGTCTTCCTTTGGCTAATAAATATAAAGAACTAAAAGAAGGTGATGACGTAATAGTTCATCATAATATTTTTAGAAGATTTAGAGATATTAAAGGTTTAGAAAAAAACAGTAAAAACTATTTAAGCGAAGATGTTTATTTAGTTCAACCCGATCAAATATACGCTTACCGAAGAGAGGATGAGTGGATGGCTTTAGAAGGTTTCTGTTTTGTAATGCCTATAAAAGAAACAAAAATGTTTTCTGTAGATTTTGAAAAACCTCTTAAAGGTATAGTCAAATACGGAAATAAAGATATAGAGATTGATACTTTAGTTGGGTTCAGACCAAACAGCGAGTATGAATTTGTTATAGACGGGCAGAGGTTATACCGAGTTCCCACCACTTCAATTACAATCAAATATGGACATAAAGGAAACGAAGAAGAGTATAATCCAAGCTGGGCACAAAGCCGTTGAAGAACTTATAAAGGTTGCTAAAGAAGCTATTGTTGATTCAGATGATGATTTAACAGCAGATAAACTTAAGAACGCAGCAGCAACCAAGAAGCTGGCTATATTCGATGCTTTTGAAATACTTAATCGTATAGACGAGGAGCAAAGATTATTAGATAATAAACCTAAGCAAGATGTAGTAGTAGAAGAATTTGCAGGGTTTGCTGAAAAAAGATCTAAATAATGTACAAACAAACTTTATATCAAGTTATTGAACCCATTAAAAAAACTACTATATCTAGATTAAACAAAGGAAAAAAATGGGAATACGGCTATAACAAAGAGCATGATGTAGTTGTAATAAGCAAGACAGGAAAAATAGGTGAAATATATAAAATTCAAAATCTTAAAATAGCATTACCTTTAGCTCCTTCGAAAATTAATAAGAATACTAACAAATGGACACCTGAAGAATATCCTAAAGAATTAAAAGCTATAAAAAGCATTTTTGATTGGAAAGAATATCCTGAAGGTTTCAAAACAAAGTGGGGGGATTATATAGATGAACAATTTGCTAAAAGAGACGAGGGTTACTGGTTCAATAATAAGGGCATGGCTACTTACATTACTGGTACTCACTTTATGTACCTGCAGTGGTCCAAGATTGATGTTGGGAAACCAGACTTTAGAGAATCAAACAGATTATTTTATATCTTCTGGGAAGCTTGTAAAGCGGACTCCCGATGTTATGGTATGTCATATCTCAAGAATAGACGTAGCGGATTTTCGTTTATGGCATCTGGGGAGACGGTCAACCTGGCAACAATATCAAGCGACTCACGGTTTGGGATATTGTCCAAATCTGGAGCCGATGCAAAGAAGATGTTTACAGATAAAGTTGTACCCATTAGTGTTAACTTCCCGTTTTTCTTCAAACCAATCCAGGACGGTATGGACAGACCGAAGACAGAACTCGCGTATAGGGTACCCGCTTCAAAACTTACCCGTAGGAGACTCGATTCGAATGTCTCCCAAGTCGCGCTCGCGGGTCTTGATACCACGATCGACTGGAAGAACACCGGTGACAACGCGTACGATGGTGAGAAACTCAAACTCCTCGTCCATGATGAGAGTGGGAAATGGGAAAGGCCGAACAACATCCTCAACAACTGGAGGGTTACGAAAACGACATTAAGACTAGGTTCTAGGATTATAGGAAAGTGTATGATGGGATCAACATCAAATGCTTTAGATAAAGGTGGTGAAAATTTTAAAAAATTATATAATGGATCAGATGTTACAAAGAGAAATGCCAATGGGCAGACTCGTTCAGGACTCTATTCTTTGTTCATACCTATGGAGTGGAACTACGAGGGATTCATTGATTCTCATGGAATACCTGTATTCAATACGCCGCTAGCAGACACCACGGGTCCACAGGGAGAGATTATAGAGGTCGGAGTTATAGAGCACTGGAATAATGAGGTTGAAGGATTAAAAGGCGACCAGGACGCTCTAAATGAATTCTACAGACAATTCCCGCGCACAGAAGAACACGCATTCCGTGATGAAACAAAAAACAGTATATTTAATTTAGTTAAGATATACGAGCAAATAGATTACAATGAAGATTTAGCTAACAGTAACGTAGTTACAAGAGGAAGCTTTCAATGGGAACAAGGTATTAAAGATACAAAAGTTATTTTTATGCCTAATGAACAAGGAAGATTCTTAGTGTCTTGGACACCTAGTTTCAACTTACAGAATAAGCAATTAATAAAGAATGGTGTTAGATGGCCAGGTAATGAACATATGGGTGCTTTTGGATGTGACAGTTATGATATATCAGGAACTGTAGACGGAAGAGGATCTAAAGGAGCGTTGCACGGTTTAACTAAGTTTAGTATGGAAGATGCTCCACCGAGTACTTTCTTTTTAGAATATGTAGCAAGACCACAAACAGCTGAGATGTTTTTTGAAGATGTATTAATGGCTTGTGTATTTTATGGAATGCCATTACTATGTGAAAATAATAAGCCTAGACTTTTATATTATTTTAAAAGAAGGGGATACAGAGGTTACTCAATGAATAGACCAGATAAACTTTGGAATAAATTATCGATAACCGAAAAAGAAATTGGAGGAATACCTAATTCCAGTGAAGATATTAAGCAAGCCCACGCTGCTGCTATTGAAATGTATATAGATAGTCACGTTGGTCTTAATAACGAAACAGGTAATTATGGAACTATGTATTTCAACGAAACATTGAATGATTGGTCTAAATTTGATATTAACAATAGGACTAAATTTGATGCGGCAATAAGTTCGGGACTAGCTATAATGGCATGTCATAAAGACTTATATAGGCCAAGTGCAAAATTAAATAAACAACCAATTAGCTTAAGATTTGCTAAGTATACGCATGAGGGTAACTCATCAAAAATAATAAAAGGATAATATGGCAAACGTAGTAAATAGTTTTTTCCCAAGTCAAGTAGTACCTGATGCTGAAAAAATGTCACGTACTTATGGACTTCAAGTGGGTAGAGCCATTCAAAGTGAATGGTGGTCTAGCAACTCAGGAACATCTCGTTACCAAAGTAATCAAAGCACTTTTCATAATTTAAGATTATACGCGAGAGGTGAACAACCTGTACAGAAGTATAAAGATGAACTTTCTATAAACGGAGATTTATCTTACCTTAATTTAGATTGGAAACCAGTACCTATATTGGCTAAGTTTGTTGATATTGTAGTTAATGGAGTTGCAGATAGATCATTTGATATAAACTGTTATTCACAGGATCCTTATGGAGTTAGCAAAAGAACTGCTTACATGGATTCTATAATTAGAGATTTACAAACAGAGGAGTTAAATAACTTTGCACAAGAGCAATTTGGTATTAATTTGTTTGAAAATGCGCCTGATAAATTACCTGATTCAGAAGAAGAATTAGATATTCACATGCAACTAAGTTATAAACAAGGTATCGAAATTGCCGAAGAGCAAGCTTTGAACACTATGTTTGATGAGAACAGATATGATTTAACTAAGAAAAGAACTTATTACGATTTAACTACAATAGGTATAGGGGCTGTAAAAAACAACTTTACAGAAGCTACTGGTGTAACCGTTGAATACGTAGATCCAGCTTACTTAGTTTACTCTTATACAGAAGATCCTTATTTTCAAGATATATACTATGCAGGAGAAGTAAAGTTCATACCTATAAACGAGCTTAAAAAACAATTTCCAGATTTAACTGAAGAGCAATTAGCAAACATACAACAACAAGGAACTCAAAGTTACGGATCGTTTGACGGTAATTTATCTAACAACAGAGGTAATAGAGATTCTAACGTTATACAGGTTTTATATTTTAATTATAAAACTTATATGAATGAGGTGTATAAAGTAAAAGAGACTGCTACAGGTGCAAGTAAGATTATATTAAGAGACGATCAATTTGATCCACCAATCGAAATGTTTGAAGAGCAATTTGGTAAAGTATCAAGATCCTTAGAGGTATTATACGAAGGTGTATTAATATTAGGAACAGATATTTTATTGAAGTGGGAGATGGCTAAAAATATGATGCGTCCTAAAAGCGATTCTACTAAAGTTAAAATGAATTACGCTATAACTGCTCCTAGAATGTATCAGGGTAGAATAGAATCTTTAGTTAGCAAGTGTACAGGATTTGCAGATATGGTTCAATTAACTCATTTAAAATTACAACAAGTATTGCAAAGAATGATACCTGATGGTGTTTATCTTGATGCGGATGGTATTAATGAAGTTGATTTAGGTAATGGTACAAACTATAATCCTCAGGAAGCATTAAACATGTTTTTCCAGACAGGTTCTATAATAGGTAGATCATTTACTCAAGAAGGAGATATGAATCCAGGTAAAGTGCCTATTCAAGAAGTTCCTACAGGTAGTGGTGGTCAAAAATTACAAACTTTAATTTCTACTTACAATTATTATCTACAAATGATAAGAGATGTAACGGGATTAAACGAAGCTAGAGACGGTTCAACTCCAGACTCAAGAGCTTTAGTAGGTGTACAAAAACTAGCGGCTGCTAATTCAAACACAGCAACAAGACATATATTAGATTCAGGTTTATATTTAACAAGGGAAACAGCTGAATGCTTATCTTTAAGAATATCTGATATTTTAGAGTATCATCCAGCAAAAGAATCTTTTATTCAAAAAATTGGAGGATTTAATGTAGCTATCTTAGACGAATTAAAAGACTTACATCTTCATGACTTTGGTATATCATTAAATTTACAGCCAGATGATGAAGAAAAAGCTGTACTAGAAAATAATATTCAAGTAGCTTTAAGTGGCGGATTAATAGATTTATCTGATGCAATCGATATTAGACAAGTTCATAATTTGAAGTTAGCTAATCAATTGCTAAAAGTAAAGCAAAAGAAACGTCAAGAAAGATTACAAGCAGAACAACAAGCAAATATACAAGCACAAGCGCAAGCGAATGCTCAAGCTCAACAAGTAGCTGCTCAAGCTGAAATTCAAAAGGATCAAGCGTTGTTTGCTACAAAGTCTCAATTAGAAACATTGAAAGGGGATATTGAGAACAGGCGAATAGGTGTTGAGGTAGAAGCTAAAAAAGCTTTAATGGAAATTGAATTTCAATACAACATGAAACTGAAAGGTATCGAGGTTGATAATATGAAGTCCAAAGAAAAAGAAATAGAAGATCGTAAAGATCAAAGAACAAGAATACAAGGAACGCAACAGAGCGAAATGATTTCGCAAAGACAAAATGATACACCTGCCACCAACTTTGAATCGTCAGGCAACGACGTGATTGGAGGAGGATTCGACTTAGGAGCGTTCGAACCTAGGTAATAATACAAGTAATACTAATTTTATAATATTTTATCATGCCAGAAACAAATCAAGAGCC